AGCTTTTGGTGTAATAAATGTACTAGAAGCTGAACCATCTTCTGCTAATGCTCTAGCTAATTCATCTTCATAATATAATTTCATTTGTTGAACCAATTGTGGTTGATATTTTTGTGCAAGATAAAAGGCTAACCCTGAAGTCATACACGGTACAAATCTAAAAGGTATATCTGTTGCATTTGTATAATCACCAACATCTTGAATTCTTTTTATGTAAAAAAAATGCATATCTTTAGATGCATTTGTTGAATCAGGTGTAGGATAAACGCTAATACTAACGTGATCAATAAATCTTTGAACCCAATATTGATTAGGTGTACCTTTAGAAAGTTTGTTTGAAAAACCTGCATAAGTAGATCTATCTACTTTTGTCATAGGTGAATCAGACTGAGTTGTTTGTGTTCTATTGGCTCTTAATTGTGCTTCAAGGACATCGGACATTCCATATATACCATTAGGATTAGAAGTGGCACTTGTACCATCACCACTTGATCTAAAAAATTTATATTCTGCTTGTCCTTCAATTAAATCTAAACTTGTACTAGCTATTTCCCAATAATGAATACCTCTATTACCCCATTCTTGAAAAAGAATATTAAGAGATCTTCTTGCTGATTTCATTTGATAACCAGCAACTGAGTTTAGCCCAATACGTTCAAATGACTCTTCTATAATTTCGTCAATAGAAAAAGTTTTGTCGAACGTTTCTGTTCCCGAAGTAGTATTAGCCATTTACAATCCTATTCGTAAACTTTAATCCACTCACAAACAACGGTTCCAGTATCTCCTGCTGCACAAGCTGGTAATACTATATTAACGTCTCCAGTATAACCACTAGCTTTAGTGTTTTTTAAACCACCAAAATCAGAATAGTCATATGCCATTTCTCCATTTAAACTTTGAAATACAACATCTGTCGTTGCATCCCATTGAATACGTAAGGCGTCTGCTGGTGCAGTTACTGAAACGTTACAACTAACTTTATTTAACCTTACAGTTAAACAGCTTTTACCTGCTGGGCTTTTTGTTAATTCAGAAACATCAACTATTTTAGTTGTGCCTCCAGAGTTATCAGAAACCACATTGTAGTGAGTGATAAGTTTTTTTGATCCGTCAAATACAGTTGTATTTAATACTGTGTCTGCCATGTTTTTTCCTCCTGTTAAAGAGCGCCTGCATTACCAGGCGCCCCGAGTTAATTATTACGCGTCTGCGTATGGTGTTACTATTGTACCTGATCCAAGCAATAAAGAATTGTGGACTAAGTATGTAGCAG